GTGTATATGGATTCATATACTGCTGAATATTCTGATTTAAAAATGATGCGGCTTGAATATCACGAATATTTTGACGAGCTTGTGGTGCAATCTGGCCCAAAGCTTCAGAAGTTACCTGCGCTCCTGTTACACCAGTAGCAGATACATCTCTTGCGCCACTACGGGCGGCTTGTGCGGCAGCGGCTTGTTGTGCAGCAATACGCTCTGCGGCAACACGTTCAGCTTGAATTTGTTGGGCGGCAACATCACGAATATCGCCACGAGCCAAAGCAGCCGCTTGCGCTCTTTCAGCGTCATAACCTTGACCAATAGCTGTAGCGGCAGGACCAGCGCTTACTCCAGTAAATCGCTCAACAGGAGCAGCGATCTGGCCACCAAATCCTTGCGCTGTATAACCTTGAGAAGCCGCCAAAGAAGCAGGACCTGCAGAGGAGAATTGACCTGTAGTAGCGGTATATCCCTGTTGCGCAGCTAATGCAGCAGGGTCTACAGTTGCACCACCATAGAAACCTGCACGAACATTTTGAGGTTGGTAATTTGCAACACGACCAGCAACATCAAACGCTGAACGCATACCAGTAAACACTTCGCTATTAGGATCAGCAAAGTTACGATAAATTTGCGCACCAGTTAATTGGTCTTGGTTAAAACCCGCAAACTGTCGTGGAGCCAAACCTGCAGCAACACCTTGTGCGCTTTCTACGTTTTTTAAATAAGCATCACGCAATGCAGGATCTAACTGCTGTGTTGATTGACTTGAACCACCAGACATAATTACACCTCCGTAGACAGCCAATAATGTGTTGGCTTCATGTTAAATTTGGATACAAAAGTTCTTGACCAGCCTCTACGCCCTGTTAAGGTGATCTTGCGGCAACCCATGTCTTCAGCGAACTTCTGAATATGGGGGGTGAATGTCTCTAGTTCTACTAGGTCACCAGCAGCCATAAATATATGCAAAACCTTCATTCTTGGAAAGTTTTGTACCTGAGTAACGACTGCGCTATTTACTCCAGGCCATAATTGCATCGTACAACTGTCAATACAGTCGGCTACGTCCTGCATATTATGAGTGTTATCGTATTCTAAAGCAGGTTCAAGTATTTTCTCTACTTTTTGAAAAGATACAGCCCATAATGGTAGTTCACCATTAGTTTTGTACTTTTCGTAGTCAATCATCTCAAACTGCCAGGTTTTCCATCAAATCTGATAACACCAACTCGCCAATCACCTAATTCCTTGCCTTCAATTCGAACAGAAATCTGTCTGCCAGTCATCCGAACAGACGTTGGGGAAGACATTGAATAAGGACCATAGTTATATTTAACTGAGTTTGGATAGAACTTGGTGCTAAATCTAGCCTGTACTTCACCTGCAGTCTTCTCATCAGGGACTAATCCAGTCAAACTAAGCATCCTGTCGCCAACACCCAACTCTACTGGACCAGATTCAGCATAAATAGTCTGTGAGTCATAGTTAAATCCAACTTCATGCTCATAGACGTATCCATCTGTTGAAACCATAATTGGATTAGAGAAGATTCCACGATCTGTACCGCAAGTACGAGCTAAAGTGCCAATAGCCCAATGGTTCTCACGATAGTTGTAAGAAACATAAGAATCTACTTCATTTGATGCAGAACTTGGGTAAAACCACCAAATCTCACCATAGGATGAGTTATGAACACAATAGACTTTAGATGATTGGGTTGTATTCATGTTACTGAACACATAGTCACCAACATCTGATGGCAATGGCTTTACAAAACCATCGTACATCCAAAACCCTGATCCAGACATCCAAATACAAGCATTGTCAGTAGCAGCCACCGCTTGTTTAGAAATCACACCACAGCCAGATCCAACACGCTCAAAACTGTAGATAAATGGTGGACCAATGTATGTGGCAGTATGTACATCCACATCTGTAAACAAAATAGTAGCGCCTCGAATTCGTTTAGCACATTGCAACGAACCAATTGTTGTTAACTCAAAGTCACCAGCTTGGTTGGTAGCCGCAGGAGTCCAAACAGTATTGTCTTCTTGGTCACACCATTGAACTTTACGAGGATTGCCACCTGCACCCAAGGCAAATAAGAATCGTTCTTGAGTAACAATCAATCCTGTGCAACTTGTAGGAGCATTGGTAATAACTGCAGCATCTACACCCAAATCCAATTGCCACTCAAGCAACTTACCATCTTTTGATGAGCAAGCCACCAAATACTGACCCCAAGTATCCATACTCCAAGTAGTAGCAGGAGTGTATGAACCTAAGTCTGGACGAGCAACACCATAGGCAGAACTGCCATAAGTGCCATAACCATAACCAATCTTCAATACTGCATCTGGATCGCCAACAGTAAAACCAGTAGGGGTAATATCGGTAAGAGTACCGCCCTCATTCATTGAGTACAGTTTTGAATGTGTACCAATTCCGATACGTCTGTTGTTAGAGTTATCTCGCCAGTTAATTAAACCCCTAGCCATACCAGTAAGTTGATTGGTGGATCGCTTTCTCCAACCACCTACTGGACGAACTGTACCCTCGTACCAACGTACTAAATTAGACCCGTTCCAACGTCCTTTGGATTGGTAATCAGTACCATTTTTGTACACACCTGGAGGAATTTGAAGTGGAATGTAAGCCATATAAGCATTCTATTATGGTGGCGTTGGAAGTGTATCTGGCAATGGAGCTACATAAGTAACGCTAACAACTGCAGATGGTATACCAGGATGAGGACTTGTTGCGGCAGTAGTTTCAAGAGTCAAAGCAGTATCACTTCCTGCCCAAAAAAATTGTAAATACTGACCGCTACTTAGATCAATACTAAAATTCCAATTTATGTTGGTGTGGTTATCAGAACCTTCAATGGTGTATTGATGAGTGGTATATCCAAGAGTAGTTCCATTGCGCTTCATCCAAAGAAAAACATCTTTTGCAGAAGCGTTTGTACTCTTGACTTGTCCAGAGAACTGAAACTGATAGATTCCACCATAAACAGCAGTAATCTTAGAGCTATCAACAACACTCAAATTGTTTCCTAGATATGTATTGTTAAAAGTAACCGCATATCCAGTATTGTTAGCAGCAAGGGTTTGATCTTCTGTGCTAAAAAATAATCCATTAGGAGTGTCAATATATCTGATCCCCGCTGGGCCAAATAACGATGACAAAACACCCATCAATCTGATGAAGAACAACCTTAAAACATTGTTATTTTGATTTTGTAAATCTTGAGAATAAGAAAGACCAGAAGTACCCAAAGGAGGTACTGGTGGTATTTCTAATTTCTGGTTAGCCATTACTTTTTAAACCAAGTCTGCCAAACAGCACCTGCTGCCACAATCACACCACCAATCCATAAAATTGGTTGTGCAATAGAAGCAATCCACCCTAGAACCTTGATAGCTCCTTGTGCAGCATCAATAGCCTCTACAAGACCTTTTGTATTGTTATCAATACGATCAACCTTGCTTTCTACAGCAATAAGTCTTTCGTAAATTTGTTCATGGCTTACATCGCTCATGGCTTGTCAGGATAAGTTACTGTCCAAGGAAAGCCCTCCTGCGCTGTTACATCACGCAAGGCTTGACGATATGTAGCCCATACTGTTTTATCAACAGGAGCATCTGCTACTTGTGTCCAATCACACTCAGCTAACTTAGCATCACGAGTAGCACGAACAGATTTAGCCTGTTCAGCATCCTTCTGAGCCTTGTAAGCAGTTTCGTGTTGTAGTGCTGTAGTAGTTACAGCATCTTCAACAGTATCGATAAAGTTAGGGCCTAACACATACTTTGTGTACCACTTTCCATCAATCTGCTCAACACCTTGTGCTTGAGAGTATTGGTAAACAGTTCCACCAGTCGCTTGTGGGCCTTCAAACACTACATCAGCACCAAAGTCATTAAGCAATTCTTCGCTCAATTGTTGTGGCATTGATGTGTTGGGATGCAATGAACGAAATTCGCTTTCGTACATGACTGCGCCTGTTTCTCTGATTCGTACTTGCATTTTAATTTCCTCAAGCAATTGCTAAAAAGATGAATGTGCCACCACTTGCATTGATTGCTGCGGGTGCTGTGCTGCTGATCTCAAAGCCAGCGGAGTAGGTGTCAACGTAGTCTGTACTTGTAACTTCAGCGGCTGTGCTGTTCAAGAGCAAGTAAGGGTCATTGCCAGCCACGATGCCTCGTGCTGAGTCCCAGACGTACCAGTCACCAGTTGAGTCTGTGCGCTTAATTAAGACAAACCTAGCCCCTCCTGTGAAACCACAATCAACTTGCTTTGTAGTGCCTGTGCCTGTGTAGCTTCCTACTTTGGAAACACCTGCGCAGGTTGCAAATAGGTAGGCAACGAATGTTGCTCCGCTGTTGTTTGTTCCACCAGTTGCCCCCGTACTGAAGACAGAAGCTGTCGGTGTCGTGCTGCCCCATGAAGTGCTACCAAAACTGGAATCAGTTGTGTTCAACAGCAAAGCATTTGCATTTCCTGTTGGTGCGCTATACACAAGCCAATCCAGCGTTCCAGAGCTTCGGCTTTTTACGATGATTAACTCAGGCGCAACACCTAAGTTGTGCGTCACAGTCCTTGCACTTCCCGTCCCTGTATAGCAAACCTCATCAAAGAAGCTGGGGGCACGTCTAAATATCCAACTACATAGATCAGAACTTGCCGTTGCCGTTGAAGATGGATAAACACCAATCATTGAATCCATCTTAAAGAATGTATTGGCTGTTTCTGCCGCTGTTGAATCGGTACTTAAGTAAGGCGATGTGCCACGCAATCTATCAACGCCAATTGATATAGACCCTGCTTTGTTTTTCTGAAGCATCCAATCAATTGGATAGTTTGTGGTAAATAAAGATTGAGATGCAGTTCCATTGCTTGCGTTTCTGGTAGCAAAAGGCGTAAACACACTCGTCCCACTCGTAGGCACTTTCATCGGGCCACGACGAATGGCGATGTAGATGTAGGTTTGGCTTGCACCGCCAGTATCAACAAAAAACCCAGTTGAATTTGGTTGAAAATATGTGGTGTTTATTGCAACTTCTGCGTCACTTAAATTTGCATACAACGCCTGTGTGGAATTGGTTACAGTAAATCCACGCATATTGTCAACTAAGAACCAATTTCCAGTTGAGTTTGATCGTTTTACAAGCAACCATTGCGGCTCATAAGCCAAAGTGACTGTCGCTTGACCGCTTCCATTAGTCGTAAACGACCCACACGAAATCACATTGTCTGTGCCAGTCAGACCAAAGCCTCCTGCGTCATGGGCGAATAGGTAGGCGACATAGGTTGCACCGCTTGAATTTACGGCACTTGATGCACTAACACTAAAAGTTGTGGAACTAACGGCAGGAAAATAAGCGTTGCCAGCCACAGCGGCTGTCGTATTTAAACTTAAATTTTCTGTTGTACCGCCACCGCCAAGACTTCTGTGGAATACGGGCCAAGGTCCAACCGCACTAGTTATTTTTACAATGATGCAACCAGGAGTGCTTCCAAGATTGTGAGAGATTGCTCTACCAGAAGTTCCATCACCCGTATAAGTCACAACATCAAAGAACTTTGGTTGCTCTCGGAATGTCCATGAAACAAATGCGTCACTTGATTTATTGGTTGAAGTGTTTGAACCTATACCAAAACCATTTGAATTAAAGCCTGTAACTACATTGCTGTTACTTGATTCTGCTGATGTTGAATTAGATTTCAGATATAAACTTGATCCTCTTACTGTATCAATCAGCGCGTGGTCATAACCTGCTGTGCCAGTTGTTCGATCTTTCAACCAAACCAAACCACCCTTAGTAGACAAGTCAATGCCGTTGGTGATGGTCTGCGTAGAGCCGTTGCCTGTGTAGAGGTATGTTGAAAACACGTCCTCGATATAGTTGGCATCTGAGGATACCTGAGAGTTTTGTGAACTAAACATCAGTTATTCCTTACAGATAGTTCTGACCAGCGTTTGAACCCCACCAGTAAGTACCATCTCCAACAAATACATACTTATCACCTTTAGACGCAGTAGATGTAATCGTAGGTGCTGTGCTTGCAGGCCATTTAACAGAACTAGGCCAATTAACTGTGCGTGAACCTGTACCATCCTGTTTTAGCAACATTGTAAAACCCTTACCTGCAGTTGCGGTAGGGAATGTAAATGTGCAGTTACCAGTCAATGTGAGAATCTGTACTGAACCATTAGCCAAGTCAATTGTGTAAGCTGTAGAAGTGTTTGCTGTAACAACTTCTTCTGTGTAACCATTGGTAAATGTACCAGCTTCAATGGTCTTGTTAGTCAGGGTTTCTGTGCCTGTCAGCGTAACATCACCAGTAGCCGCTGTTGTAAAACTTAAAGTGCCAGAGCCATTTGTCTTAATAATCTGGTTAGCAGATCCATCACTTGTTGGCAATGTAAAAGCTGTTACAAATGCTTGCAAGTTTGCGTCATAGGCCAATACGTTTGTACCAATCGCCAAACCTAGAGCAGTACGAGCATCACCTGCTGTAGCAGCGCCAGTACCACCTTTAGCAATCTTCAATACTGGACCAGTATCAAATAGAGCATCAATGGTGTCCAAGTCAGTATTAAGCTTAGTACCCCACGAATCCGTAGAAGCACCAACTTCTGGTTTAGTTAAACCTAGATTTGTGGTAGTTGTATCAGCCATTATTTACCCCTAAAAGACTTATTTAAACTGAAACTGTTGTCCAAGACTCTGAAACATCCTCAATCGGTGTCCATGTCTCAGATGTATCAGCCTCTGTTTCCCATTTCTTTCTAGCATTAATTACAACACCAGAAGTTCCAATAATTATTACTTCACCAGGACGCTTGCGGTTATATTGAATTGACAATTCACTTGTCGCAACAATATCAACATTACCAACTGCATCAATACCGCCAGCAACAGTTATTACAGATTCATCAACTATTGCTAAAGAACCACTCGCAATCTTTACGCCATCTATGGAGACTGTGCTACTTGAGAAAATCTCAAACTGAGCATCTTTTATCTTGTCTCCAGTAATGCTTACAGTAGAGGCATCAACTATGTCAAGCGAACCTAAGTACGCTCCATAGGAGTAATTACCTCCGCTGTAATCACCACGCCCGTAAGCAGCCATGTTAGCTCAATGTAATTGACAAACTGTTAGCAGGAATACGAAAGATGTCGCCATCATTGATTGCTTTAGAAGTAGTCAATGGAGCCCACGCAAGCAAAGTTCCACCAGTATCAGCAGTAAAAATACCTGCCCAACCAATAGTTCCCCAATTACCACCAGAAGCAGCAGCAAACTCAATAGCTGCAGCATTCGTAAATGTTGTTGCCGTTCCACTACCAGAGATAGTGCCTGTAGCTACACGAGCGTATGCACTACCAGATACTTCTGTGCCACCACCAGTATCACTAGGGGCAGCAGTAAACAAGCCAACATACCAAGCGGTAGGACGAGTTGCAGAACTTCCTGTAAACAACCAGGTTAGTGCCAGATTTTCTGTGTAATCAGTAAAAGATGCCATTTATTACCCCAAGGATCGGGCACGAACAATAGGAGTAGAAGAAACAGATGCCCTTTGATCTGCAACTTCAATGTCGCCAATGGTGTTGGTATATAACTGACCCCATGTGGCAAGACGTTCATCGTCTTTCAAGTATGGAGTTGCTTCTAGCAAAGCTCCGTACAAGTACAAGTCTGGGGCATAAGCCAGAAGCCAGTTGCTTGTGTTTGAATCACTCAGCGCAGGAATCTTAGCATAATATGTAAGTTCTGCGGGATAAGTTTGATCTGGTGCAGGGATGAATTCCAACTGCGTACCAG